ACCCGCTGCACTCGCAACTGATACTGTATTATTATTGTAAACAAAGGCAGGGGTATCTTCGGTGTCCGTAGAGCCAGCACCATTAGCCTCAGCACCTTTAGTTTGCAGATAAGTTACGGTGACAATATTACCAGCCTCAAGTTTTTTACCAATTACGCCATCACCAAAAGATAGTGAGTATGCTCCATCGTAGTCCTCTTCAACAAAGTAAACATTAGACGAGCCATCCACAACAACGGCATTCGTGCCAATAGACCAAACATCACTAAGACCAGTGTTATCATTGAATGACTTGGTGACGGTTACTGAAATTGTTTTAGTGTCCATCGCATCATCTTTGATTCTGAATCTTTGATATGGATTAGAATTTGGCACGACGTAAGAAACAGTTCTCAGAACACCTTCTTTCACCTCCATGTTTTGAATGTGGGGCGTGACACGAAAGTTTGTCTGCACTGCCTCGGTGTTAGTAAAGTTATATGTCTTTGCCCCGATCTTTGTTGTAAAAACTTGTCCGGCAGGTAAAATGTCTGGAACGCTACCGGCAAAAGTGATATTTAGATTTGCCACGGGTGCTGTAATTGATCTTGGCACATATCCTAAACTCTTGGCATGAGAAACAAGTGATGATCGTTTGATTGAAGTATCAAGAAAAAGTTCATTGGCAGTAAGATTGTTGTAAATTCCTTGATAGTGTGTGACGTACGATAAAATGTCAAGAAGGACTGAAAGCCCAGAACCCTCAAAATCATAGTCCTTGAAATCATTTTGAGATTTCAAGAATGACTTGAGATTGTTTCTAATCGCAAAGAAATCTAATTGATTTACTGAGAGTTCTCTTCTTTCCGTTGACATCATCTAATCCTTTCCAAAGTAAATGTTACCAAAACAGGCTCTTGTGAGTTTTTTAGTGTAAATCTCACGGTGACATCAACAGAATTCTTGTCATTTTCTGCGATAACGTCTACAACCAACCTATCAATTCTGGGTTCATTTTCAAAAAGCGACCTTTCGATTGCTTTTTTGAGTTGGACTGATGTAAATGGAGAAAAATTTTCAAACAGTTGTGCTAAGACGTTCCCGCCAAAAAATGGTTGGAACTTTTTCTCTCCAAAATTTGTCAGCACAATGTTTCTAACTGATCTTTTGACGGCATCCTCGTTTTTTAAGATATTGACATCCTTTGTCAACGGATTCATTTCAAAATTCAGATCAATGTCACTGAATCTGACCGTTGATTTAGTCGAAGTTTCAACATCTGATTGTGTATAATATGCCATCCTAGTATCTATCTGTTATAAATTCAGTAAACCTTTTACGTCAGGTTTTACGATATTTTGTAGCACCTTCTGGCTAAAACACGGGTCTTCTGCCATGCCTAGCACAGAAAATCCAAGACCGACTTTTGCAACGTAGTCCAAAGCCCCTGCGAGTTGATTTTCATCGTTGAGTCTAATTGACTCCACCTGCGCGACAATATCATTGACGGACTCGGTGATTTGTCTGACTTTTTGAATCGCTGCTTGTTTGTCAGCATCAGTTTCCGCTGCCTCCATATTTTTTAGAGCATTCTCGAAATCACCAGTCAACAGACCATCTAATGACTCAAAAACTGTAGAACCCGGTCCTAAAACACTTTGAAAAAATGGAGTGTAATTATCAACAAGATCCTGACCGATTGTTCCACCTTCGATTGAGTTTTTGAAATTGTTGAATGTATTAGCAATCGCTTGTATACCCTGTAGCCCCAGAGCGTTGCCCGGATTTTCTGAAAGACCACTAAGCCTTCTAGTGTGATCCCGCATCAAAGCGATTTGATCCGCAGCGGTGGCGAGTGATTCACGAATATCGCTAGTGCCATCAAATTGCAGAAAATTACCCAGTCTAGCGAATGCGTTGTTCATCGCATCCTGTGTGGCATTTGCGACTCCCTCAAGAGGGTTTTCAAAAATCTCACCACTAATCACTCTTTGTAAAAGTTCATTTTGTTTTTCAGTAATAGGCAGCGTCGGCAAATCACAGCCGGTGGTGTTCACTAATTGTGGATCAAATAAATTAGGCATATTATCCTCCTGCGTTTACGTTTGGCGATCCGCTTGATGTAGAGTGTCCACATGAGCAAGCATCAGAGAGTCTGTGAACTGGAAGCCCCTCGGCATAAACGGTGGATGAGGCACTTGAAGTTACCGGCGCACAGTGTGGACAAATACCATGCCCCTGAACAGCATTGGTAATCTGAGCGGTTGGTCTTCCATTCGTCAAAACAGTAGACGCACCCGCAATAATACCCCCTCCACATACGTCTCCAAATCTTGCTACTGCTGGCATTATACCTCCACCCAGTATTTAGAGATGCCATCAGAAAGATAAGCAAAATATTTACCTTTTGATGAATTGAACCATAGATCACCTACCTCTGGATTGTTTGGTAATGATGACAACATGGTTTTGATCGATGTGCCTGTCAGTTTTGCGGGTCTTGGTGAAAGAGTTGCTCCGATGAAGGGGGGTATGATCCTTTCAACTTTGGGAGATTTTTCTTTGATCAGATTATAAAAACCTTCAAGATTACTCTTGATATCATTTTTGCTATTTTCTGGAAGACCAGTCTTACTGATTTGCATGGGTTGTTTGAACGGTCTGATGCCCTCGTTTGTTTCAAACAACTCTCTCAACGATTGTATTTCTTGAATTGACAAATCTGGGTGAAACTGAACAATTTCAAAATTTTGTAAAGGACGATTTATACCATGTCCACCCTCCGTGATCATTTCAACAAAGTGATATCTGGCTGATGGTGCTTTACCACGCCAAGAATCAAAAGATTGAGCGTACTCAGGTTCCTCTTGATACTCAAAAATTCTGAATCCAGAGGTCAGTATAAAATTGTAAAACTTCTCTAAGTCAATATTGCTGCCGCTAGGTTGTGGGGGTGGAGTATACTGTGACATTCTTACCTCAGTTCAAATTAATAGACTTCCCCTGAACGGTGACTTGCTTTTGAGCGATGATGTCAATTTTACCATCCACACGAAGACTGTAATCACCATCAACGTGGGTATCCATGTCTCCGTCAACCTCAAGATTTACGTCACCATTTACAAGAATATTCACATCCCCTACAACATGTCCGTTCGTGTCCTTTGTAATGTGAATATTATTTTCTCCTAAAATGGCAGTGTAATTATCACTCACAACCTTTACGACTCTTGATCCATCTGGATAAATTTCTTCAAATGAACCTGCCGTATGGTAAACGTGAATCCTCTCAGCACCTTCGGTGTCATCAAACTCATGTAGGTGTCCTGACTCGGTAAACCTAACATGATTGAAAGGATACTCTGCTGCGTATTCTGTTTCTGGCTCTTGAATATCTTTTAGTTGCCCACCTCCCGATGGTGCTTGCATTTCATCAAGTGAATTTCGTCTGATTGAGATCGGTGTGTCATCCTCTACACCTCTCGCCAGTCGATTTGTGTCTTGCTCTTCTAATCTTTCACTTAGAGGATACTTACCTTGAGGATCATTGAATCCAGTTGAAGTGTCTGCCTCCGTTTGGGGAATGCCACCTAACGTCCCGAAGTAAACTGGTTGCTGCCGCTTTTCACCATCCCTAAAAAAACCAACAACCCAAGTTCCCTCGACGGGTCCAAGAGGTGTGGTCCCGATTCCACTCATGGCAGCGGATGTGATTGGCTGGACAGGATAAGACCACGGAAGATCCTCCGTTTTGATTAGATTTTTTTCCTCGGTGTAAAGACCAATCCAACGAACTCTACATCTACCCAACTCCATCGGGTCTTTTCGATCTTCAACCACACCTTGGTACATATTAAGCATTATTTACTCCTTCAAATTGTGTGTAGGATTTAGAGGTCACGCCATCTATTCTATAGTTTCTCACAACTCTCATCGCAGTTTTGTAAGTCTGACTCTGTTTATCGCCGATTGTAAAAAAGTGTTGTATTGACTTGATCAAATATACACCGCTTTTTTCTTCGTCAAAATCACCCTGAGTTCTCATTTCTGTGTTTGGTATATTATTAGTTAGTCTCAGAAAAACTGTGTCACCGACTGTAATGTTAGACGAGCCTGTTGTTTCTATTTGGTATTGTGTATCACCCAGTAAAGACATGTTCGACATCCGGTGTCTTTTGATATCAAAGTCAGTTGAATTCTTTTTGAAATCTGGTCCTTGAACATTTGTGTGTTGTGGAAAAAAATGGATGACTGAAGGGCTAAAATTCAATGGCTCATCTTTGTATACGATATCTTTTCTTTTCGGAAG